CTATTTGTAAATCTTATCCAGGACATCAACAACTTTTGACTTGATGTTCTTGGTGACATGGGTATAGATTTCCATCGTTGTCTTTCCGTTATCTTTATGACCTACTCTCTGAGTTATTGCTTTTAAGGGGATATTGTTTTCTGCAAGTGTGCTGATAAGAGTGTGTCGTAGGATGTGAGGGTGCAGCGGTTTATTGATTGGATTTTTAAGAGTAGCGTTAGCATTCTTCATTAACTTACCAATGCTTGATTTATGAATTGGAATACCGCTAGATGAAACGAAGATAAATCCCATATCTTTATAGTTTGGATTTGTATTTTTTCTTAGTTCATGCAACTCTATAAATTCTTCAATAATCTCAATTTCTTTATTCGTTAAATCAACCACTCTGATAGATGATAAGGTTTTGGGCGTAGTCTTGATACCCTCTGAACCTTTACGAGTTGGATCTAGAGTTCCGTTGATAGTGATAGTACGATTTTCTCTATTGTAATTCTCGAATTTCAGCGCGCCAGCTTCACCAACTCGACAACCATTTAAAGACATAAATTCAGCCATACGAGCGACATGATACCCTCGGTTATATTCTTTCATGGCTTTTAAAAGCCTTTTTAATTCGATTTGTTCAAGGAACTTATCTTCGATATGCTCCATGTTTTCGTACGTTACGACTTGTTTTGGCAGCCTGACACGTTGGATAGGGTTGCTATCAATCAATTCTAAATCTTGAGCATACTTGAATACCATACTTAGCACAGATTTATGCTTTTTTAATTTGATGTGATTGTCCTCTGAATTTGTAAAATATTGTTGAGCATATTTAGCAGTGATATTTTTTATTTTAATCCCTGGAGCAAAATTTTCTTTTACTTCATCGACCGCATAGACCATAGTTTTCTCGGTAGAAGCTTTGATAGACTTTTTATGGAGTTCCCACCAATCACTTAGCACGTCTTCGAAAAGCATATCAGAAGTAGTCAAGCTTTGTAACTTTTCAGCTATCTTTTCATCTAGTAGCTTTTGAGCTTCCTTTTTAGCTCTGCTTGATCCTGAATCGAGCGTTATAGCTAACCTTTTCCATTTCTCGGTATAAGGGTCTTTGTATCGCTCAAAAAATTTGTATTTTCCGTTGGGTAATTCTTCCATCCACATTGATTTCATCTCACTTTTTTGATAAAATGGGTATAGTAAAAAGGGCTTTTTAATGCCTTTTACTATCCAGTATATCCTCACACTCTCCTTGGCCAAAATTTGAGTGTGGGGATTTTTTGAGTTGTTTCCAAAATGGAAACAGTTGCTAGATAAAAAGAAAAGTAGCCGTATCAAATACGGCTACCATTACGTTATGGATCTAAAATCCAAACCTAAACTTTATGGAGCTAAACTCCTAATAGCTGTATTGTAATATAATTATTTTAAAACGTCAATTTTTTATTTAATATAAATCTAGTCCAAGAACTTCTTTTATCTTGTCTAGTAGTTTTTTATGGTCGTTTGTATCTAGCTTGTAAGCTGGTCTATAAACTTTATCATATAACTCTTTACCTGCTGCATCTACTAGCATTACTTGTCCATCACTATCAATCTTTTTCTTTGTTTTATAGACGATTTTCCGTTTGTCTATTTCTTGGATTTTTCGGACATAAGCATAGGCTTTGGGCTTGGAAGGAGTGTTTTGATATTTACTATTTTCAATCGTGATACCGCCACGATATTTCTTTCCTGATTTTTTACCAGTTAAAGGTGCTACTAGGAGTGTTCCATCGGCTTTGTCAGGAGTTGTTAAGATGATAGCGTAGTGTTTTCCGTAAAATTCATTCCCGCCTTTTTGTGGGAAGTTGATTAGATAAACTTCGCCTTGTTGAAATTTCATATTATTGCTCCGGATAATAAAATAAGGTGTACCTCTTAGAAGTACACCAGACCGTTTTGTCCTTGACGAACAAGGCTTTTGACATTATCAGTGTACTGCTTTTTTAACTTTTTGTCAAGTTTTTTGTTAAATTTATTTTTATTCCCCTCTATACACCCCGACAACTGCATAAATCTTGATGTGTGTGTCTTCGGCTGGTGGGAAGTCTAGGATGATGTCTTCGTACTTGTCATTGAGCGACACTAGGCGTAAGCGTCTGTTTTCGGTATATATCTTCTTGAAGTAAGAACGGTCTCCGTATGCGATAACTGCTAAATCTCCGTTGTAGGTAGTCAGTCCTTTGTCTACCAAATAGAGAATATCTCCGTCTTGATAGACAGGTTGCATGGAATCACCACTAACTTTAGTCGCAATGTCATGGCGTGGTGGTTGCTTGTCAACCTCTATAGTCTCTCTATCTGTATCATCGTAACCAAATCCATAGTTAAATCCGCAAGCTGCTGCCGTCTCAGATACAACCTCAACTTGGTACAAGCTGATAACTTCCGACACTTCGTTTATCTTCGTTTCTTCTTCGTTTTTTTGACTCTCCAGAAGCTCTTCAGAGGTTCGAAGAACGATTTTTTTATTGTCAGTGTTTAATTTTCGAGCTGTATTTGTAATTTTTTCTAAAAGGGAGTCTGACGGTTGTGCGGTAGAAATCTTGTTTTCAATAAGGTCAGATTTATTTATATTAAAATAGTTTGCCAAAAGTTCAATTTTACCAATCCGAGGATAAGTTATTCCTTTCAGCCAATCGCGAACTGTAGTGTATTTTAAATCCAAGTCTGCGCATAATGTATTTCTGTCTACCCCTTTTTGCTCCATGTAAAAACTTAGATTATTGGCAAAAATTTCTTTATTTTCGACTTTCATTTCCGACCCTCCTTATATAGTATATTTTACGGCAAAAACGCAAAAAAGTAAAGAATAAAATAAAAAATTGCGAAAAAAACGCAAAAAACACTTGATATTGCGGTTAAACCGCAGAATAATATAATCAAGCTTAAGGAAATAACAAAAACAAAGCGGAGGGAAACACAATGAATAAAGGACTTACAACACAAGAACAAATCGCACTAGCAAAAGAAATCTTACAAGTTAAGAATCGCAGAGAACGCTCTCTTAAACTTGGAGAAATCCTAGATCGTGAAAAACTATCATCAGATGATATGTACGAATTGTATAACACACTATTGACAACAATCAGAGTTTACGGCGATGTTATCGGATTTGACGACAAAGACTTTCAAGAAATGGCTCTTACAATCTTAGTTCTTGAAAAGGTTGAAGAGACTAAACAAGCTAGGGTAGCGTAGAGAGGTGCGATTCCTCTCCTAGCTGTTGCTCACGGAGCGAAAAAAAGAGAAAGGAGTAGAAAGATGTCAGGGCAAAAAGAAAAATACCACGATAGACGTGGTAGACCTGATGAATTGAAGGTTGAAAAAGTTATCCACCTTTCAATTTTGAGAGGCGAAGGAACCGAGACGGATGGCATTAGGGTTGTAGAACAGTATTATAACATGGACGGCAATCTAATATTTGAATTAGATCCTTGCTCTCCGCATTATCAAGAATTTTTAGGTTTGCGTTGATTTTGTTTATCTTTGTCCAAATCTAAAATATCTTGTAGTAATTGCTCGTTATCATGGCGTTCAATATACCATTTTTGCATAAGTAATTCTATAAACTTCAGCAACTTGTGAGCCTCATTCGGTTCTATATCCACTATAAGATTTATATCTTTTTCTGGATGGGCGCCAATGTTTCCAAGTTTTCGCAGAGCATCGAGTACTTTTTTAGTGCTAGGGTCAACAGACTCCTTTAAAGCATCTATCTCATCTACTAATCTTGCTTTAGAAATTCCCCAAAAATCTCTAATCATTCCTTGTAGACAACGTCTAGAGAGGGTTGCAGAGGCTTTGGGGCTGAGATTCAAGATAGCGTGAGCTTCTTCATAATCACTTCTTATAGCCTGAGGGATGTAGTCTGGATAGACTTTTGCGAGTGAAATAGGGTTGAAGTGCATAATACGATTTGGAAATTGACTACAACGCCCACGATATCAATCGAAAGTTTATGACAATTTGGACAATTCATTGATTGTATTTTTATTTTACCACTCATACTTTCGTCACTTATAAAATGTGAGCGACGAATCGAAAAGTAGTGTTCTTCTTCTCGGAATGTATCGTAGTGGTTTGGAACCGAACAACCGCAAAATAAGCAGAATAGTGTATTAGAATCCATAAGATTTCTCCAATCATTTTATTTTGATTATATCACATTTGAAAGGGGGTGAGGTGACAAAATGAGAGCAATAAGGTATCAGTTTAATGTTGAAGTTTCTGGTATTGATGAACTGAGGGAAGCTATTCAAGAAGTAGCTAAAAAAGCCGAAGAATTGCAAGAAGCAATTAAACGGCTTAATGAAGTTGAATTGGAATTAAAAACCGAGTTTCTTCATGATTAGGATTTGTGCTGCGGAAGACATCATATCTTTCCAATTATCAAACTTTGTTTGTTCAGAAACAAATACGTCAAGAATCGCTTCATTCGCTTTTTCGAATTCTTCTGCATTAGAGATTTTTTCTGGACTCGATAGTAAGAATTCATCTATGGTTGAAAAGTTTGTGTTTTCAATCATGAATTCATCAGTGAAAACTTCTTCGAAAGAATATTCGTGTGTACCAGCAATGGATTGAGCGTTCTCTGAAAGTTTATCAAGTCGGTTAGAAAACTCATCCAGTCCGTTGATTTCTAAAGTCATGTTATTAATCTCCTTTCTGTTAAATTTTTGACTAAAACAGTGAGAGGTCCTAGTCAAGAATGATTATAACATAGATTACAGAAAAACACAAGATGTTGTTGTTTAAATATAATCATCAAACAACATATAGTGTTTTTGGAGGTGTGAAATGTGGGAACAGTTAAACAGAATCATGCAAGAAAGAAATTTGAATGGCTATCAATTATCTAAGATGGCTGGAGTTAATCGAAGTTTCTTTTTTGACTTAAAAAATGGAAAGGAGAAATACCTTTCTTGGCCGAATATGTGCAAAATCGCTGATGCATTGGAAGTCAGCTTGGATGAATTTAGATAAGGAGGTAGGAAATGAAAGAATTGAAACAAATTTCAGTTAAGACTTCTGAACACGATGTGCTACTGACAGCAAGAAAAAACCCACCCTGCTGTATTCGTCGATGGAATGTTTCTCGACGGAGTTGAGAGAGTGGAATTTATCAATAATTTTGGAGACAAAGATTGTGAAGTCATTCTTATGTTCAATGAACGAGTAGAAAACAATCCTTCCCCTTTGGATGAGGTCAGTCTATTAGAAAAGTTATTCGGTCAGGCTTCAAACGGGCAATCCTTACGGGATATTGTCTTGCAAACTCTTGAAGATGGAAATTAGTATCTAGGCCATCAAAGAACGACACATGTATACTGAAGCTTTCTTTTCCATCTTTCTTGGCTCTTTCGTATTCTTTGCCAAGGATAATCAGAGAAGCTTCTAATTGATAATCAGTCATAACATCACCTCCTTTCTGACTACATTATAGCAGAATTGCGAGGAACAAATAGAAAAATAAGGAGGTAGGAACGTGACGAAAATGACATTAAAAACACTAAGAACACTCAAAAACTGGAGACAAAGTGATGCGGCAGCAGCTGTGAATGTATCAGTTGATACGTGGGGGCATTGGGAACGTGGGATAACAGAACCTAGTGTTTCGAAAGCATATCAAATCGCTAGTGTTTTCGATGTATCAGTAGATGATATTATTTTTTTACCCGATATTACGGTTAAATCGCAATATCGGGTAAAAAGGAGAAAGAATGATTGAAAATAAGTGAAGAGAAAGGAGAGCGTATGACAGACTTTAAAGATTTGGATTGCCAATTCATCTTTCAGGAATCCAACTGATGATTATACTGCTGTTAGTAATAGTTTTATCAACGATCCTGCGCTAGATTTTACAGCTGTTGGCATTATGATGGTGGTGCTGGCTAATCACCCAAACTGGCAAGTTTATCCAGAAGAAATAGCTAAGCGGAAAGGTTTTAGTCGTCCAACTATTAGTAAATATTTCAAAATCTTGGAAGAGGCTGGATATTTGCGTCAAGTTAGGCGAAAGCCTCCAGGCCGTGGAGGAAGTCATGTATTTCGATTTTTCTCTGATAGAAAAATATCTGATTTCCAGTTTGATATCATGTTGCAGCGACTCGATAAAGCGATTAGTGATTCAATTTTTGAGATGTAAGTTTTTTTCATGTCAAATTTTTTACACTAATAAATACTAACTAACAATAAATATTAACTAACAACAAGTCCTACTTCTCTAAATAAATAAAAGAGAGGGTAGAAAAATAAATACAAAGGAGAAACAAAATGAGACCAAGAAAATATCCGTATAGTTTCAAACCAAATCTGATGAACATTTTAGATAGTCGTTTCTATACACGGCTAATTGTTGAAACAGAGGATGGAGCGAAAAAAATAGCAGAAGTCACACTAGATGATGTAACTTCTGCTACAGGGTATGTTGTAAGGCTAAGACCGAATTATGACTAGCCTTTAGGAGGGAATGGGTCTTTACCGTGGCTGTCACGGCTTTGAATTTTCCCATCTTTGCCATGAATGATTAGTTCGGAACCTTGATTTCGTGAAATCTGTCTAGCAATATTTTTAGCTTCACTCTTTGTAGTAGTATGAACAGTTGCTCTTGAATTGCCAGCACCTTTCACGTTCCAACCACCATTTTTGGCAGGGACAACATGCTGATTTTTGCCCATGATTAAATCTCCTTTCTGTTTGAATTTTGACTAAAACGTGAGAGGTCTTAGTCAAAATATATTATATGCTAAAAAGCAATGTTTGTCAATATATTGTGTGAAAGAGAGAATGAAATCTAAAACCAGCACAATATATAGTGTAATAGCATATATAAGCACAAAAAGTAAAAAAATAAAGCTAGATAAGGAGAAAAAAGCTATGCTTTGGGAAAAAATATCTGAAAAACTTTCGGAAAGAAATTGGACAGTTTATAAACTTTGTTTAAAAGCTGGTGTTGGTACAGCTGGAATCTATCGTTTAAGAGATGGAGAGGTAAAAGATTTATATTTTGACACAGTTAAGAAAATTGCTGATGCGTTAGAGATCAGCATAGACGAATTAAGATAAAACAAAAAAGCACCTGACGGCAATCAGGCGCTCAACAAAATATTTCTAAAGGAATTATAGCACAGAAAGGGAGGAAAATCCATGCCTAAAGCTGAAATAACTTACAAACCAGTAGGTGTGAATGAAAAAGCCACTCACGGGGACTACAAGCACCTCTGCCAAATGTGGGAAGGCCTAACGGTCGGAACTGCGAAAGTATGGGCTACAGAAATGCGGGAGCATCCTGATTTCAAACAATTCATTGATAATCCAACACATAAGATTGTATTTATCAATTACGAAGGATTCCGCTTATTTGTTAAATGGAAAACCCGAAATCGGTATCGAACTAAAAAAGAAACACTAGCAGAGATGCTAGAAAATCTTAAAAAAGAAAAACAATTGGGAGTTTAAAGATGAAACTATTTACTAAGTTAAAACTCGGCCTTGAGGGAATCATCCATGAAGTGAGCCTTGATTGGAGAGTGGTCGCGGTCGAACTCATGAACGATCTATTTGAAGAGCGCAAGCGTCGCTTTGCTTTCGAGCAGGAAAACTACGATTTGAAGCAGGAGCTTGCTGCCTACAAGTACAAAGAAAATTTTGATATCAAGGCTAGACTGCAAGGAGAAATGTAGATGTACATTATATCGATCTATGTCAAGAATACCGAAACCGGGAACGAGGATTTCAGTATGATCGGAAGTGACTTTTTGCCAATTGGCAAGCAAGATTATTCGGCTACTGTTTTCGAGACGAAAGAAGAAGCCGTTGCTTATTTGAAATCAGCTTCATACGAAGCTGCGGGAGTTTATGGCAATGACTGGGAATTTCAAGACAAGACTTCTTCTGGAGTGGAATCCCGCTGTCGAATTTGGAAAGTCGGAGAATAAAGAAAAAAGGAGAACAATATGTTTAAAGCACTAAAAACAATCAAAAAAATCAAACAACTTCAGAAAGAAATGCACGCTTTCAGTCTTGCGTTTCTAACTCTACAAGATATGGGCTTGATGCCAGAAACTGAAAAAGGCAAGGCGAAGGCTCAAACAATGCACGATTGA